TTGGTGCCAATCAGGCTCGTAAGGTTCAGGCTCTGAACTTGGCTGTTGAAATGGCTGAGGCTGCTTAACCATGGCTAAGAAAAAACCAGTTACTGTTAACGGAGAAATTATTCCTGGGTATTTTGTATATTCAGATGGGAGAATTAGTTCTGTTAAATATGGCAATGAACGATTTAGAAAAACATTTATTAGTGGAAAATCGCTATACCCACATGTACAGTTATTTTCTAATGGAAAAATGAAATCTCATCATGTCCATAGATTAGTGGCAGAAGCTTTTGTTCCTTTTATCCCATGTAAGGAAATGGGTATTTCCGTAAAAGATTATGAAAGATCTCCAAAATCAGTAAAAAAAGCATTGATGAGAATGAGTTATGTTCATCATAAAGATCATGACAAAGGAAATCCAGATTGGAAAAATTTAACGTATGTTTCCGCTATTGGTAATTCTCTAGCAGCGCAAGCATTTTACAAAAAAAAGTGAGGAAATATTCTTATGCAAACCGTAACTATTAATGTTGATAGTCTTTCACTTGATTCCCTTGTAGTAGAAAGACTTCAGAAATGCGCTGAAGATCTGGCTGATATTATCAGGAAGGATATTGATCGGACTGCAGATGCAGAAAATCCTACAACTTACTACATGGACATTGATGAAAGTCTCATCACACTTCGTAATATTAATGGTGTGCTTGAGTATTTGGGTGGCGATCCAGTTGATTGGACTGGTTATAAATAATAAGTAACAAAACTAGGTGCTGAATGAATTATGGTGAAAGATATCTTTAATCACTTCCGGAAAATGGAAGATGGCAGCGTATATGTTGGTAATCATCTTATCCTAGACCTGTGGGGTATAGAAAACAATAAGTTTAGCGAGGGAGATCTAGTTCATCAGTTCTCTCTTGCTTGTCAGGACGCCGGAGCTACTGTACTAAGCGAACATGTACATGAGTTTGGTGAAGAGTGTGGTACTACTGGTGTTGTTGTTTTGGCAGAGAGTCATCTGTCTTGGCATCACTACCCAGAGGTGAATTATATCGCCATAGATATTTTTATGTGCGGTAATGCTGATCCTCTTAAAGCTGTTCCACGAATACTGCAGTATTTGAAACCCACTCGTAAGACTACCGATTTAATTCGGCGAGGAGTATTAAATAATCCAGTAGAGTACACTGTAGCTATTAAAGCTTGACTTAAATGTTCGCATATAGTATAATGATTGTGTTGTTAATTAATTAAGGAGAATAAAATGATTTATATCGTACTTGTTGTTGCTGTACTAGTTGCAGTATATTTTATCTTTGGGGACAATATTAAGTCTCTATGGGCTGGTAATCCTCTAGCTGCAGAAGCGAAGAAGATTCAGGAAGATGTTAAGAACGTTCTTGATGTAAACAAGGATGGCAAGGTTGACGTTGCTGATGCTAAGGAAGCAGTTCAGAAGACTGCCACTAAGGTTAAGGCTTCTGCTAAGAAGATGACTTCTAAGAAGAAGAAGTAATTGGTCGTTGATGTTACTTGATTAGCGTTCTGGACTCGGGGGCAGTACCCGACGCCTCCACCATTGCGGGGGCGACACAGGATCGACAGGCGAGGATAGGGTAGCGGAGATTAATCGGTAGATACCACCGTGACGGATCAAATGTAAATGCTAACGATAATGGAAGCATTGCTCTAGCCGCATAAGCTAGACTTGGGTTCGGTGGGTTCCTAGAAACAGAATACCCACCACCTTTCAACAAAGAGGATATATTATGCCAAAGACTAAAATGGAAAAGCGAAAAGAAGCATTAGTGCGTATGGAGCGTGGTCCTAAGAATCCCGCCTCAGACATGCGCGCGAAGAAGTATCCTCGCAGTGCTGAGAAACGTCTTGAAGATATAGCTCATCTAAAAACTCTAATTGGCTGGTCATGAGCCTTCCAAAACTAAAAACACCTGCAGAATTTGCGCGTGAGATCGAAGAACTAGTATGGGAACTTGACATCGAGTATATTGATGCTGTTATCCTGTACTGTGATCGTAATAAGATTGAAGTAGAAACAGCAGCATCCTTTATCAAGCTGAACTCTAATATGAAGAGCAAGGTACAGGGTGAAGCTGAAACTTTAAACTATCTACCCAAGATAGCAAGGCTTCCTAACGTATGACCCCATATGAGACTTATGTCTTGTACTCTGCTCTGAAAAATCACTTCACGACTGAGTCATATGATTTCATAAAATATAATGGTAAGATTAAAACATCTATTGATCAATTCCAAACTCGTAAGGATAGGTTCTTCTTCGCTAAGTTAGCCAAGAGAAAAGATGTCAAAGACTTTTTAATATCAAATTTTGTCATTGGTGAGTCTAATCTTTGGGTAGGTGATCTAGTCGGTAATTGTAAATATGAACAGATCTATGTCGACTGGAAGAAAAGATTTCAAGCACTATCATATTATTTTGAACAAGAGCTAAAAAACTGCTTGACTTCATTAGATGAAAACGTTATAGTAAAGAATCAACAGCATCCCTTTCTGCTGAAGATATTCCTTCGTAAGAAGATAAGCATAGAGAGTCTAATCATACTAGATGATCTCTTAGGTTTCTCCGAGCATTGGAATAAAGAACTGGGTGACGATATTGTGTGGAAGGAAGTTAATTTGTTATGTAAAAAGTATCGTCCCTTTCTAAATTATGATAAACAGAAGATGCGAAATATTGCCTTGACTGTTTTTGATAAATAAGTTATATTATTGAGTACGTGAATAATCACATATACAAACATACAAACATACGGAGAATACTAATGGATTTTGCTACACTAAAGAACTCGCGTTCGTCTGAACTAACTAAGCTAACTGCTCAGCTTAAGAAGATTAATACCAATGAAAATGCTTCATCTGCGGATGACCGCTTCTGGTATCCTGAAGTAGACAAGACTGGCAATGGCTATGCCGTTGTTCGCTTCCTACCTGCTCCTGCCGCTGAAGACGTGCCTTTCGTACGCACTTGGGGTCATGGGTTTAAGGGTCAAACCAGCGGCAAGTGGTACATTGAAAACTCCCTAACAACAATCGGCAAGCCTGATCCAGTCAGCGAGTATAATACTCAGCTCTGGAACTCCACCACTGATGACAACTCACCTGCTCGTAAGCAAGCTCGTGATCAGAAGCGCAAGCTAACATATATCAGCAATGTGTATATCGTTAGCGACCCTTCGAAGCCACAGAACGAAGGTAAGGTGTTCCTCTTCAAGTATGGTAAGAAGATCTTCGATAAGCTTAATGAGGCGATGAATCCTCAGTTCGCTGATGAGAAGCCTTTGAATCCCTTTGATCTCTGGGAAGGTGCCAGCTTCAAGATCAAGATCCGTCAGGTCGAAGGCTATCGTAATTACGACAAGTCTGAGTTCTCGGATCGTGGTCCTCTGAACAACGATGACGGTGAACTAGAGCGTATCTGGAAGTCTGCTCACTCGCTCCAGGCGTTCCTGGACCCGAAGAACTTTAAGGAGTACGATACCCTTAAGACTAAGCTAAATGACGTTCTGGGACTTACTGCAAAGGTCTCCAGGGAGTTCCAGGAGGACGCTCCAGTAGCTGCCGCGCCTACCTTTAGGCAGAAGGATGCTGATGCCTCTGGTCCTGTCGCTGCCGTCCCCTTCTCGGCTACGGTAGATGATGACGATGATCTTAGCTACTTCAAGAAGTTGGCTAACGACTAGTCCTAATCATATTGGGTGAACTTGGGGGTGGAGAAATCCATCCCCATTTTTTTATGCACTAGGCATAGTTAGGAATTCCTGTTGTATCTCCCGTATCGAAATGATCCCCGAAATTTCTGAGATAAGAACTTACTCGCTGCCGTTGTTGTGCTTTAGGGTTTCCCTTACCAGAATTAACAGGAGGTTTTCTATTATCAACCACATAAACTTTATCTTTATTCATATTCATAAGAAATTTTTGTCGTTCGATCAGTCTACGTCTTACTAAACCTGGTAAAGTTTTACCGTCAGCTTTGTTGTATTCCGGCATCTTTTGTGCTATAGTTTCATTATCTCTTGTAGCGTTTGCGGTCAGTTGATTTAATGCACCAGGTCCAAGATTATAACCAAAACTTATTAATGCTCCTTT